CGCTACTCTGATGAAGACTCTGAATTAACAGTAGTCCAGATCCTGCAGGCGTTGGAAGGCCGGATCCTCCACATACGCTGGCAAGCAGGATACTCTTTGCAAGAGAGTCTCGACGCGCGACACATCTGCCACGGTCAAACCGTATCTTTCACTCACGGCTTGCAAAGCTTCGTCTCGATCCAACTGTCCTGTCGTGACGACGGTCTTGTACTCCGCGCCCTCCAGTATGAACTGACGGTCTACAGGTCTTCCGGCCCATCCAAGCCTTCTCAACGTCTGCAGGTACACTCCCAAAATCGGGTAGCTCGAGTCAATCTGACCATACGATGACGCCATGGCAGAAGCCATCTGGCGTACCGTCACCACAGGATTGCCCTTCGCAGATTGAGTTCGCGACGGCCGGAAAATTTCCGTGTGGTTGGTCATTGTCTTGCCCAGTTTCAGACAAGCTGACGGTAACGGTGTCCAACACAAACTCCCATCCATCCTCTTCCGCCACCACCCTTTCAGGAAAGTGACTTGGCCAAAACTGTTCCGCATAACGTACTTGGTCTTAAAGCCTAATTCCCGGGCAGTTTCCGCCACGGTAAGCGGAACCTTGTCCACGACGACCCGAAAGATCGTCCAGAAATAAAAGAAAATGGTGTTCAATGAGCTCTGTGCCGTTGTAACACTCGTACCAGTGGGCATTTGTGTTCCTGCCTCACCTCGAACTTCCAAGCGGTCCGTCTTAATAACATACGGAGCGCAACAGCAATGGTAGAACAGGTCAATAATCTCGTCAGGAATTCCAAGTGCTCTCATCCAAACCAAGGCAGCCACTCTCTGTGGGCCATCATCCTGAGTATGGTCAAAAGCGCTCTGATCAGCTTCCCCCCACATGCCTCCGAAATGTTTCCAGAGCTCGCCCCAAGACACGGCAGAGTCATCGCCAGCCACACCTATAACAGTGTCCCCGCTGGTCAAATCTTCTCCGAGCTTGTTGAGCTTCTCATGGTAATATCCGCTGGCAAAATGCACACGCACAACCACGCCTTCCATGTTCCATGGGCGCCCGTCGAAAATCATATGCAGGTAATCCGCAATTGCACGGGCCCAAGGCAGGCACCGCGCATGAAAAATAGGATCCAGATTGGTAATCGCACGCGGTTTCAGCGTCATACACATTCCTTCACTAGTCTTCATGAGTTTCAATGGCAACGTTTCGTTGTACTTGAGGGTCACCGTCTTCCACAGCTTGAGATTGCGGCCGAGTTCGTCGAGCTTTGCTGCCCCGACTATTCTTTTCCCGCGCGATCCCATCTTGGCGACGCAAACCGCGAGGGCAGTGCTATTCTCAAGGCTCATAAACAGCCCGCACTTGCCAACGCGATCGACTAAAACCTTCCACCGGCCATGCCGGATTTTGGAGTCTTCACACTCAACATGCGCATCAGAGTGCAC